GGGCTAAACTCAATGCTGCCCGAACCGGATGCCTTACCCGCGGGCTTGGCGCTGGGTGGCAGGGCACTAGGCTCCCACTCGCCCATCTCGTTCTGCTTCATGGTGGCGCCAGTGGTCTTGTTCACCTTGTAGACCGCACCCATGTTGTCTCGGTACAGGTCTCCCGCGCCAGCTAGGGCGTCAGCCTTCACCTGTTCAAGGCGGGTCTTAACCTGCGCACTGTGATACTTTGCCGCGGCCTGCGTGTTGCCGAGCTGCTCAGCTGGCATGGCTTGGATATGCTGCAGTACGTCCGGCGTGAAGCGAGGCTGCCCCGCCACCTGCTGGCCCTGCATCCACTGGGCGAGCTGGGCACGGCCTTGCTCATATTCCACATCCGCAGCCTGCTTGCCTTTGCTGGCGGCAGTGGCCTCGTATTGTTGCTGGAGCTTGTCCAGCATCGGAGCTAGGGCGTCATCCTGCTTCGCCATGTCCTCCAAGGCGTCAGCACGCAGGCCGTTGATCATGGACTTCTGCTTCAGGGCGTGATCATCCATCGCGTCCTTGTGCTTGACCAGGTTCTCATACAGGTCGGGGGAGACCTTGCCCTTCAACTCGTCCAGGGCCTTAGCTGTGCCCGTGGGGGTGGCAAGGTCGCCTCCGCCCTTGAGGAAGTTCTGCATGACCTCGCGGTCAAATTGGCCTTCTTGCGTCTTGCGAATCTTCTCTTGCGTGTCTACCATCGTGCCCGCAAGACTGTACGCCTTCATGGCGTTCTCAGTCGGGTCGATGGGGGCCATCTGCTTCCCCGACATGGGGATGCTGGAATCTACCGTGTTGCCGACAGTCATTAGTGCACCTTGCTGTAGTCAACCATCTTGAACCCGCTGCTGTGCTTGCGCACGGCACTGGGCTGCTTCTTTTCGACGTCCTGAGCCATCACACCCATCTGTCGCTTGTTGCTGCCCTTCATGCGGTAGGTGTAGATAGGTGTGCCATTCTTGGTCTTGCCCACCTTCTTCTTATCGGTCTTCAGTCGTTCATCAGACAGACTAAACGCACTGTCTAGCTCGCCAGCACTGGCATAAGGATCACCTGTGTAGTCCGCCATCGGAGCCCCAGTAACAGGCACATTGCTCGGTGCGGGGCGCTGCATGTACTGGCTGGCAATGTTGCCAACCTGACTAATCCCTCCGGTGATGGCGTTCGCCATTCCAATTTGACCCGCGGCCTGCGCGTTGGCACCGCCAACCATCAAGTTGGCAGTGGAGTCGGCCGACGAGTTCACCGCACTCAACCCCGTACCTGCCAGGGACTCAGTGCCGCTTAGCAGGGTCTGCTGCTGTTGCTCCCATTGGTTAAACGCCTGATTTTGGTATTGAGCAGCCGTACCTTCAGCAAACTTAGTAGCCTCGTGCAGGGCGTTCGTGTTCAGAGTGCCGCTGCGTGCCGCGTTGCTGTTGTTAATGGCGCCAAGACCTTCCGACAGGGCCATCTTTTCGGCATCGCTGTTCGTAGCCATGGAGCTATCAAATTTCTTGGTGAACTGGCCGCCTGGGGCCAGCCCAGTGCTAAGCTGATTCAGACCAATCTTACCTGCGTCTACCCAAGGCTGCTTCTGCTGGGCCTGCAACGTAGCAGCGTCCTTTGCGGCGTTAGCCTGGGTATTGGCAGCGCTCTTAGCGGCATTGCCGCTGATAACTCCACTGAGAATTGATCCCCCGGCGGCGATTGCTGCTCCCCACGGCATAACTTACTCCTGTCGAACGCAGACAATCATTGTCACACGCTCATATGCCGTCGGGTTAAGCACCCAGTGGCGATAACTGTTGTCGAACTGGAAGATGTCTCCAGGCTTCGTTTCTAGAACTTCGTTCTCTACGTGAAAGGTCTGACCGGGGGCGCTAGTGATCTGTACACCAAACTTGCTGTACCTGCCCGCGTGCCAGCCAGTATCCACATGCGGGTGACAGGTGGCCCCCGGGGGGATGCGCGTAATCAGTACGCCGCCCAACTCAACCCCTTGAACATGGCGCATAACATCATAACACAGATTACGAACACCCAGCGCATCGGCCTTGGCATACCAATAAGCGTCATGAGGCTGTCCATCACGAGCCCGATCAGGGCAGCCAAAACGTACCCAAATATCATCCAGTTCATGATGTGGGCTCTCCGCGGAAGCAGTACGATCTGTGTGCTCATTCCACAGTTCGGGGTGCTGCTGCAGGGCCCAGTAGATAGGGGCAACAATCGCACCGCTGGTGACCAATCTTAGCTTATCAGACATGTGTCTCGTCAGGAATGTAGGTCAAAGATCTATCCAACAGGGCTAGATCCGTGCAACTTGTTGCGTGGATGCAGAGCCACGTTACTTCGGTTAGGGCGACCAGCCGGTGGGCCGTGCGGGCGGGCACGTTTAGAATGTCTCCGGGGCCAAATTCAATGACCCTGCTGCCTGCGGAAAAGGTGCCCAGCCCATCAACCACCACAGAGGCGTGAGCGTATTGATGCGCGTGCTGGGGAAGCTCCACCCCGGCGGGGATGATAGTCTTCTTGATGTAGAGCCCATCCGAGAAATGGTGCTCGATCAAAATTCCCGCGTCTAGCCATGATTGCTCTACTGCGTCCATGGCGACTAGTGTAACCGCTACAGGCTAAGGTACCAAGTGGTATTCGTCTGGCGGAAGCGCCACATCACAGCGGTGTTCGCAGTCAAGCCAGTAGGCGCAGCCTGTACGGTGTAGTTGCTGGTCACAGTCAACGTTCCCACGTTCTGTGTGCTGGTTAGGGTGTAAGTATCCCTATCTTGCGGTGTGGCGGGCAGTACCACTGTTAGGGTCAGTAACCCGCCTGCGGGCTCCAGGATACTGCTATCCACACCGTCTGGCACGGTGTAAGTATCGCCATCTATCACCACAGCGTAGTTGTAGACGTTGTAATTCTGGGTGCGGCGCCAGATATTGAACATGTCAGAGAACCAGCGATTCCATGCATCCGTGGTTATCTGCAATCCCTTGGCGAAGTCCTTACTGATCGGAGCCTGTACCGGCGGCTGCTTAGCTGACACTGTTGTCCTCCACAGTGGCACTGCCACTAGCGATAACGAACTTTACGGGGTCAGTCATGCGGATGCGCAGCACGAAGTCCTTACCGCTGCCCAGCCGGCTAAAGTAGATTCGCTTAAGATACTGCCCAACCGCTCCCAGGCTACGGATCTTCTCAGTGCCGAAGTTCTTACCCCCATCCTTAGACACGGCCACGCTGACCTGCGGGGTTGGATCATCCACATTCCCCACACCCACTTCCATGTCTAGGTAGAGATCTTGCAGGCTAATTTCATTGCCCGCGTTGCGGATGTGCCGGGTGCACACCTCTCGCAAAATGGGGGTGCCGTTGTCTGTGTAAGTATCAAGGTCAAACTGATAAACTACTCCGGAAGTTGAGTCTGAGAAGTAGTTTTTACCGTTGAAAGATACCCCCAGGTTAGCGTAGTGTCGGCTGACGACACCTAGACCAGTCTGCGCTTCAGACCACACGTTAGTGGCTGCATCAAACAAGAACGTGCGCTGGGCCGAGGGGAAGGTAATCTGCAGGAAGCTGTGGCCGTTCACCGTGTAGGTCAAACTGATGGCGTCCGAGTACACAGAGAACTTGCGAATCTCGTTCTCAATGTCGTCCGTACTGATGCGGACTGGCGTCACCCCGTTGAGCCGCAGCACCTGCACGCCCCCGTCAGGGCTCTTCCCCAAGAATGCAATGGTGTTGCCGATGACCGTGCGGCTGTACTTGGCAGCAAGGCCCCAGGTCTGCGTGGCGCCAACCACCTTTTGATACGGTAGCGGGAACAGACCTGCATCCTGCCAAAACTCAATGGACTTGTTCTCTCCCCACAGGATAATCAAGCCGTTAAACACGTCAACTGCCTGAATATTATCGCTGTAGTCTTCCTTCGTGGCGAACAGGTAGGGCGTCCAGCTGGTGCCGTCTAGCTGTGCACTACAGGTGAAGATGCGACTATCTGGGGTCTCAGCCACGTATCGCTCGTTGATGTAAGCAATCGTCGTACAGCCAAACGGGAAGTTAGTGTCCGTAACTGTAGTGATGACCTTGGTGGTCAGATTCATCACGTACCCGGAAACACCGTCTACAACGATCAAGTCAATGCCGTTGTCCGCCATGCCCACCAGTCTGCTAACGGTCGGCAGCACACCGCGCTGGGTAATCCCACCGCTGATGCTGACTTCAAACAGCGTGGTACCGGCCACCACGTAGAGGCTGGTGCCGGCCACGTGATAGCCGCGAATGGGGCCGTCATCTAGGGTATACGCGGCAAAACTGCCGGGGCTGCCCAGGATAATGACGTTGGAACGATCGCTATCCTTGCGCAGGATGTAAAAACAATTTACACGGCGCTGCCGGGTGACGATGTCAGAGATTGACCTAACACCTTCACCAAATAGCGGGATCGGCTTCAATCTTCAGCTCCTGCCTGGAAGTAGAGAACAGAAACCTCGCCATCCTTATTCCGGGCAATTGCCATGGCGGTGTTCTTAAGCTGCTCCATCTTGTCGGTCCAGCGCTTCTTAAACATGGGGCAGATCTGCTCAGACAACCCCCAGGAGAGCGCCAAGTACCATTCCTCGGGGTAGTAGGGCGTGTCGTTAGGGTTGACAAACTTCTGCACAGGCTCCATGTACGTCAGTACAAGGTACTTAGTCACGTCCTGCGCCACGGCCACGTCCGTGTACACAGTCGTAAACCCCAAATTCGTCTCGAAGTAGATGGCGGTGGGGTCACCGCTGTA